CATCGGGTTGATAGTAAGTACCATCGTTTAAAATAATCATCCACACTTCCCCTTTTAATGCCAGAGCAAGCTCTGACAAGAAGTTAGTTAATAATGACGAGCGTTAATTACTGTATCGAATCTTGTCATCTATCCGCTTGATCTGCTCTCGACCAGCGGGGCGCATCATGAAGAGGGTCAACTCCGTCTCCAGGGTTCTTCGGTTCCCTGGCCTAACGCCCAGTAATCTCTGACAAAGGGAAGAAATGAGTAGTTATGGGGTGTCCAAGGGTGTCCAAGGACGTCCCTTCGTGTATACTACTCATGTCTTACTTAGCCGAGTTAAGACTATCACTAACTACCGCCACGGTACAAGTGACTCCCTTAGCCCCTCAATCGAGGGGCGTTTTATTTATAAGCAAACGATATTCATAAACGCCATTGCCTTTATGTCGTCGCTCTACCTCGTGCGCACCAAAGCGATCTTTGCGCAAGTGTCGTAATTGAGCGGACACTGATGCCTCAGGGTCACCGGTACGGTCTGCAATGCTGCGCAATGTTTTCCAATCGCCAGCCTTAACCTCATTCCATACACGCAATAACTGACCTCTCAACCGAGGATTGTCGCGTTCTGGCTGATAGTCTGCGCCATCAAAATTCGGTATTTGTTTCGCAGTTGTTGGATCAAAAATCATTGCTCTTCCTCCCAAGCTAAAAACTCTTCAAACGTCAAACCAAAGTATTCGCAAACATCGATCATTCGAGAAAGCTTCATGTCTTCGGCTTTTTTCCATCGGTGGATTGTCATAGGAGTAACCCCCATTTCTTTAGCCATTACATGACCATGAGGGTCACCACACGACTCTAATAATGCGGTGATTTGCTCACCGACCTTAAAATGGAATGTCATCCGAAAGGAATCCTTCTGATTGTGGAGCCAGAGCTGCACGCGCTTGTTGCATGCCCTTGTTATGCGCCTCATCCTTAAGCTTAGTGCTAAGACGCATGTAGGTATTGCCATTCTTATCTTTTGCTAACCACGCATTTAGCCAATGGTCATTCCCATTGACGTCCATGTAACTGCCCTTGTAGTCAGGGTGCTTTTCATCGGTTTTTTTGTCGTTCTTAAACAGAACGCCTCGGTTAGTGTTGTCATACTCCATTAGCTTTCTCCTAAAATTAGCTTTCTAGCTTCGTTAAACTCGTTGCTCTTAAGATCGCCGCGCTCGGCAGTTGTAAAGATTCCACCTTTACTAGGCGCAATCCACAGTGCCTTTTTGTCATCGTCGCTGATCTCACCCCACGCCTCTGCTACGGTCTCCCATGCCCGCAATGCGAGATGTTCTTTGATGAAGTACACAGACGCATAGTTACGCTGTAGTGCTTCGTTATGAGCCATTAATGGCCCTGTATCGTTCTGCTGGCTAATAGCGCTAGCTACCTCATCGGCAGATGCGTACTCAGTACCAGCCAAGCCCAGCGCGGCCAGTGCGCGACCGATAGCTGACGTTTCCGCATTCTCTAAGGCAGATGTGCGATTAATTTTGCTCGCAGCCCTAACCTCTTCTGCAAACCCTGTGGCTAACAACCGGCCCTCTTGATTGCTAATGCTCGCCTTCATAACGACAAGCGTGTCATTAGCCTCTACCAGCTCCGTACTGATGGTGTAGTCAGGATGCTTTTCCCTAAACTCATTCACTCGGTACGCAACCGTTTTGTACTGTTTGCCGTGAATCGGCACAATTCCTTCAGTCATCTCAAACTCCCTTTGCCATTTCTTCGTAGGTCACGTCTTCGTAACCCTGCTGTGGCGCTGCGCTCATTGCATACTCCACACGCGCAAGCTCTTCGCCAGCCGCGTAGCCTTGCGAGAATGCATCGCTCATGCGCGGCTTCACATCTAAGTACCGACCAGAGTAGCCACACTCAAAGCCGTGGCGATACTCCCTGGCTAACACTTGTGATACCTGCTTCCAGCCGTCGCTCATTACCTGCTCGTAATCAAACATTAGTAACCTCCGTAAGCGCGCGCGTTGATAATAATGTCGAATTGACGCTCTAAGTTTTCTTCGACAGTCGGATAGGCATAAGTCCATAGCGTGTCGCGCAAACCGTCGATAAACGGATCGCTTGGACGCTCCGGCGCAAACAAGTTAATTAGAAACTCTGCGGGATTGTTGGCACGCAATAGAGCCTCGGAAAGGATCTCTCCGTACTGCTCTTCTACCTCTAAAATAAGATAGCCACGGTCTTGCATGCTCAACTCATTGATTCGCTCTAGGTCGCCGCCTATTTGATCGTACAAATCAACCGCGTCATACATCGCTTCTACACTTCTAAACATGGTTAAGTCTCCCTTATGTGCAACATTGCACAGGGATACAATAACAGTTCATGTTATAGATAACAACTATTGTTATTTAATTAATACGATCCAGAGCGAATCATGTTGGTGACTTCGATAGCGCGCTGACCCACTTGGGTAGCCCACCGAGAGTCTAAGAACTCATCAGCCGCCTTCTCGTAATTGCCTTCTGCCATTGCGGCCATAGCGTTACGAAACCCAAGCAACCGGGTTAGGCCAAGGTTGAAACAAAGATTAATTAGAGCGTCTTGGCGCACCTCATCAAGGTCTACAAACCAAGATAGTGCGACCAGTTCTTGCTTGCACCGTTTTATATCATTAGCGAGCAGGTAATCGATTTCATCGTCTGATAAACCTAGACCGCCATCTTCGTCTATGTTACGACCGACGCCGACAGTGATGTAATTAGCGCTGCACTTATAAGCGTGCGTCCTGACGCCCTCATGCCGCTTCAACTGCTCGATTAATTTGCTCATTTGTTTTTAGACTGACTGGCACCGAAGTAGAAAGAGATTACCGAAGACACAATCCCCCCCAAATATCCCAGCACCAAGTTAACGATCCCATCGTCATTTGCTTCTGGAGGCTGAATAGTAACAAGCAAAACATAGCCACCGAAAAGCAAAATCGAAATGAGCGCAATAGTGCGAGCTGTCCAATCTTCTCTGAAAGACTCTCTAGCATGTTGAGCATCCTTTGTTTCTAATGCGAACACATCAACCTCAAGCTCTTTCATCCTGACTTCAAAGTCAAGTTCAGCTTTTTTAATTTCAGCTAACTGTTCTGGGGTAGCTTGCTGTAAGGCTTTCTCAATCTTTTGTGGCGTTGGCTCACAGCCCAGTACATTTGCCAGCATGCCGGCTGCCGCACCGCCTACAGGGCCGCCTAGTGCCGCTCCAATCGTAGGAGCCAAGTCACCGACCAGGCTCTTAATTGCATCAAATTTCATTTAATCCACTCCGCAAATGCTAAAGCGCCCAAAATAAACGGGTAGAGAGTCAGCACGGCCTGACGGTTGATGGCGATATCCTTACCTTGAGAATCCAGCTTCTCATCAATGCGTCGGATGCGTTCCTCGCACAAAGCCTCATGAGACGCTATTTTTTCAATCGCCTTTTCTGCTAACTCCATTTGGTTACCCCGTCATAATGAAAATAACTATGGCAATTAAAAACGCCAACATCGCAATTATAACAATACCAGAGAAAATACTCTCTTTTAATTCTTGCTGTGCGTAGACCTGCCGCTGTCGCTCTTTAATTACGTCTTGTTTTATCTGACGCAGCTCTTTCATCGCCTCTTTGCCATAAACCATCCCTATTAGACTATTGATCTCCGCACGCTGTTTTTCGATTTTCTTCTTGCGTATAAGCGCCTCTAAAGCAGTCTGCTCTACCGATTTAGAGAACACTAACTGCTTAAAGGGGTGAGGGTTAGACTTGCGCTGCTCATCGTACAGTACATCTGAGGCGGCTCCGTACCACTTTGCTACTTGCGCAAAAGTGTCCTCAGCTTCCTTTCCATGCTCTACGCAGAACTTTATAGCGGCATACGCCTTGCTGGCTGTTGCAACTGCTGTAATTGGATCTATCACACTGCCCCCTGGCGCAACCAAAACCACTGAGGGCATCTGTATGTAGCTGATGGGATGTAATATGTGTACTTCCTATCAGACTTGGACTGCCACTCTTTGTAAACGCAAACTGTATGTGGCACGACTTTCCGACCTACATACATGGCCGTGCTACCTTCTAGCGTTAAGTATAAAAGTACAGACTCCACATCGTTAGATTTTGCCCTCTACGATACGCAGCTTTTTAAAATCGGGGTCGTTCAGCTTGCGCATGATTAGCTTGCTTCGAGCATCACGATCATCCCAAGCCACGTTTTCTTCTTTCATCCACTGCGCTAGTAAATGCATAGGAATAGAACCAACACACCATGACTCTGGGAGCTTACCAGCACCCATTGAACGGAGCATTTGTGTGCGCTCTAAGTAAGGCGTGTTGTCGAACTCTTTTTCGACAGTAAAGGTGCCGTCGTGATTGTTGTGAAACTTTTCTTTAGTCTTCACTGTCTTCTGCCTTTTTCTTCCGTGTTGCTCGCTTTGGCTTCACTGCAACAAACTCCAAATTTGTTCCATGTGGAACAGCTTGCTCTTCAGTAATGTCTACCATGTCGCCACGGACATGCTTCTTACCGTCTATAAACAGCGTGCTGATAGTTACCTTATACATACTAAATCTCCAAAAAAGAGGGGGCCGAAGCCCCCTAAGCCACAATCAGACTTATGAAGTTGTGCAGTCTGCAATGATGCCTGAAGCCTTCTCATTCTTACAAATGAGGGTCAGCTCAGTAGTCACCTGACGTGTAGTCGAGTCACCAGTCTTCGCAAGTGCGATGTTCTTAGTTGGACGTAGAACACCAACAGCCCACATATCGTCTTGCATAATGAAGACGTCACGCGAACGGTTCTCACGCGATGGAATAAACTCTACTGTACCCCAAGGAGTAACGTAGACATCCATGTGCTTGATTACACGCTCATCTTCTGCACGTACAGTTGAACGCTGGTTGTTGTTCCCGGCAAAGCCAAGAGCTACGTTCATCTGGAAAGCTGACAAGTAAACAGAGTCGGGGTTACCGCCCTGCTCCCAAATTGACTGCATTACGCTGTCAAAACGAGTCTGTGAGAATGCAAGCAAAGTTGTAGTCTCATCAGTACGTGCGTCAGTTCCATCACCAGTAGGATCAGCACCTTCGTTAGCACCGAAGTCAGTGTTGGTGATCATCCACGCTGGCGCACCAGCAAGCTCACGAGCTGTAGTTGAGTTACCAGCTACACGCGCGTTGTTGTCGAAAAGCGCCTTTTCGATGTCAAGCTTCTGCTCTTTAGCAGTCTTGAGCATCTGATAAGCAACTTCCGCTGCACGACCTGCCTTCTTCAGACCTTCGTCTGTGTCAGGAATGTTTACTGCGTTCTTAAAGATCTGCGTGTAGTTACCGAGACGCGAAGTCGCAGTACGCGCAGAAGCAGTAGTTGCATCGCCTTCAATGTGAGCGTTAGCCGCTGAAGAACGAAGTGCATCTGTCTGCCACTCGTGCAGAGTGTTGCTTGCTTTTACTTTCGCACACGAAGTGTAAAAGGGAGTTTCCTCCGGTGATACGTCATAGATGACGTCTTCTAGATCCTCACGTATTCCTACAGCGTCGTAAGAATCGAACGAGTTGCTTGGTTGAGCCATGATAATTACCTCTATTCAAGAATTAAGCTCATAGCATCTTGGATGCTTCCTGAGCGTTTAAGTTTGTTTCGCGCTTGCCTAGTGTCATTGCGATTGGACGCTGTCTTCTTAGATCCAGCTTTAACAACCTTGCTCTTCGGGCCTTTGGTAGCCTTTTCGACTGCCTTGTCCTTGCCACGCATGATTTCTTGATACTTGATGGCGTCGTTCAATACACGTATTGCGCGGTGATCCATCACAGCAGAAATCTCTTCTGGCTGATAGCCATATATCTCTGTACCCATTTTGAGCATAGAGTCGCGTGTTTTGGTTGCTTTTTCTGGGTCTGCGAACTCAGGCATAACCTGGCGTAGCGTCTCCATCTCGCGTTCCAAATAGGCTTGTTGCGCTTGCTGTTGAGCTTGTTGCTGGTAAGCAAGCGTGTGCTGCACTTGGGCCATATCTTGCTCGTATTTTTTTTGAGCCTCTTGATATGTCAAATTAGCTTCCATGTACCCAATCATGTCAGACTCATAGTCTTCTTTCTTGGGTTCCACTGGCGCTTGAGCGAATCCGGGTGTTTGCATCTGTTGATACAAAGCAAGTACCGCTTCGCCCGCCGATGCCAGTGTCGCATTAGCGGTTTCGGCTTTCTTTCGCAGGTCAGCGACTTCCTGCATACCTTTCTGAATGTACTTCTGACCACTGTAGCCACGCTGAAGCTCGTCTAGCGTTACCTCTACCTCCGTTCCGTCTACTTTGACGGTGAAGGTGTTAGGCTGCTCTGCGACCTCTTCCTCTTCGGGTTCGTGATCTTCCTCTTCAGTGTCAGGTTGCTCCGCTACTTCTGGCTCTGACTCCCTTTCGGGTTGATCAGAAGCCTCCGCCTCGGGCGCTTCCTCCTGCTCTGGTTCCTCGTTTTGTACGAGTAGGTCTACTGCCGATTCGATGGTGCCATCGAACTTTAATTCATCAGTCGTTTCCACGGTGCTGATCTCCTCTGTTGTCTATCGAACATCGCTTCATCTGTAAGGATGACTGCCATACGATCTTCGATCTTCGCTAACGCCCTAATAATGTTGTGGGCTTCCTCCCGGTCTTCCGTAGAAGAGTGCGGGTTTAGGAAGACATTGGCGGTGTCTTCTCTAATCTCGTCAATAAGCATGTTAAAGCTTTCATCCTCTTGCAGACGCTTTACGTGTGCCGCCCGATCCTTGATGTTCATTTACATCCCCATCGGTGCGCGAGGTGCGCTTTGTAGTTGCTTAATTCGTTCGACATCCACGGCTGTACCGTACTTGCCGATAATCTCTGCCGCAGCAATAAGTAGGTCTTGATCCAGCTCATCGCGCTTCAAGTCATCTGTTGCCAT